CCCCGTCTCGCCAGTCAGATAATGGAAAATAGGCGTCAATCCCCACGGCATCTATGTTCGGAGAACTCCACAAGGGGTCGAGATGAAAGGTCACATTTCCGCCCTCATGATGGCCAAAATATTCCGACCAATCGGCAGCATATGTGAGTTCGGCGTTTGGTAGGATAGCTTTCACGCTTCCGGCCAAACCGATGAGCCTGTCCACAAATGGATAATTGCCAGCCTCGTTCACCGTGGTCATGCCCCGCATTTCCGAGCCCATGATGAAACGGTCTACCCCGCCAGCTTCTGCCGCAAGGCCCGCATAGTGCAGGATGAATTTTTCAAATCCCCAGTCTCGGGCAAAAAATGTATCGACATCACTAGCCACGCCTGTGATCCGACCGCGCCAAGGAAACCCGTCTGTATCCATCAGAATGAAGGGATAAATAGACACTTTAAACCCTCGCCCTTTCAGGCTGGCAAGCGTTTGTAAAATACTCTCGTCGGACGGAGAGCCACCATAATTGGAGCGACCATTGGTCTGGCCAACCAGATAGGCTGTACCGCGTGTTTCTCCGGCCACAGACCATACAGCGTCCGGCGTGATACGGTCGCGGGTCTCCACGCCGGGTTTGATTTCGCATACGGCGCAATCCGTGCTGGTCCCGAACCAGCTGACAATGATGGATACATTCTTGCAATTCGGGAGTTGGGTCTCCAACTGATCGAGCGCTTTTTCGATATCCGCCTGCCCAGATAGGTTATTGAGATTGATCGGAGTGGCGGAACCTGGATTACCCGCCTCTTCAACCACATCCGTGGCATACGCAAATTCGCCAGATGACGGTAACAGGTTCACTCCAGTGACGAGACTTTCCAGTTTGAGTTTCTCATCACCAACCACACGAATGACTTCGACGTTGAATTGCGGCAGACGCGCACCGTACTCATCCAGCGGAAAATCCTCAAACACAAGATAGGCCGTACTGCGAAAAGCGGGCGCATCGGGGCCATCAATAGCGTTGATGACGGGGTCGGGCAGTTGATCTTCGCTTCCCTTATAAATCCGCATGACAGGCCCGGCCTGCATCACAGTGCCGTTCACCCAAATCCGGTCTACGCCGAGAATTCCGCCTTCGCAAAGGCCAATGGCAAAACTGATCGTATAGCTGAACTCACGCTGTTTCGGCCCGCCCTTGCCGCCGACGCGTTCCTCGGTGATATGTTCTTTCAGACGCGAGGCCCAGATCCCCTGCCCCGCCAGCCGCACCCGGCCATAGACTCGCGCCATGGGCACCCCGTCACGGGAGGTTTGCAGGTGGAAACTGTCAAGCCGCGGACCTTCGAATGTGCGGTTATCGAATAAGCAGCCGATATCGCTACTGGCCTGAGATAATGCGATCTGCCCTGCCGTACGGACAAGCGCGGAACCTGCCGACCGGGCCGCCGTTAAAACAAGTGTGGACATATCAGGCTTTCAGATCAGGAAAGGAAAAACTGTGGGCCCAGCGGCGTTGCCAGTAGGGGACGAGATGACTCTCGACCACGGCCCGGCCCCAATAAGCATGGATGATGGTTGTGGGGGCCGCGACAATGGCAATATGCCGACAGGCGGCGCCGCGCTTCATACGAAAGAGCATAACGTCGCCAGGCTTCACATCCATTTCGGCAACCGGAGTCAGGCATTTCTGCGCCGCATCGCGCAGAGTTTCCGGGCCGGTTTCTTCCCAATTGGCGCTGTAAGGCGGTACATTCATCGGCTCCGGGCCGTAAGTTTCCCGCCAAACGCCCCGGACAAGACCGAGACAGTCACAACCTGCGCCCTTAACGCTAGCCTGATGTTGATAGGGGGTATCAATCCAACTACGAGCTATCTCAATGATTTGTTTACGCGGTATCATAACGCGATCCTCCGTTAAAAATTTCGCCCTCCTGCGGGGCGGCTGTCAGGGCGTCATCGCCGAGCAGATAAGGAAATCCGCGAAAATTCACGGTATTGGAAAACTGGTCACGGCAGGCCATGAATGTACGCGGGCATGTGGTGCCTTCTGGAAAATTGGCGGGATCGAGAGCACAGCGGTTATCACCAAATTCAGCATCGCAAATGCGAGAGAAAACCCGGCCTTGGGACCGATCCAGCAGTGAGGATTGCCCAATCCACTCGGCCTCAAACACTCCGGCCTTTTGCCTTATGGTGCCAATACGGCCCTTGGCGATAGCGACGACTTGGGAAGTGTCCGTCCAGTTGACACGGAAGTTCTCAATCACCGCATTATCGAAACGACCTGAATTGATATCATCTGATGTGATGCGCTCGCTTGTGAGCACGCCCTGCACGGCGCCCGTGTCGATGGAAAATCCGATACGGGACTCAGTTTCGCCGGGGGTGAGGCCTGTTTCAGGCTCATAGTCGAGACCTTCAATTGTGAGCATCACATCATGATCGGTAAAGCCGAACTTGGTGCCGTCTGACAGCGTTATACGCCAAAGCCAGCATAAGGTCGTAACTTCACCCGCAAGATGTGCGGCCAGGTTGGGATCAAGTGCTCGCATGGGGCACCTCTATGAGCGGAACGCTCGCAATCTCGCCAGCACCAAACGCTTCCAGAGTCAGGTCAAGTTGGGCAATGTCGAACCGCACCGGAACGTCAAATTGATATCCGGCTGTGATGATTGCACCAGCGTCTGGCGGGTTTGTGAAGGTAATGACGCCTGTCAGGCCATCAGCTGTGAAATTTGTCTCAACCTGACCATCTATGGCGACCAACACAGTTCCCAAAACCGGTTTCGTAATGGGCCGGACATAGCTGGCCGCTATGTCCGCATAAGTTTTGACCAGTTGAAATTCGGTTTCGAGCCCATCGCCAACACCTATGGCTTGGTCAGATGCAGATAGGGTTTGGCTCGGCGCACCAGATCGATGATCCATCGGATCGCGAAAGCGAAACCCATAGAGTTGTCCTTGCCGTGCCTCAAAAAATGCGATCAACGTCGCCACGTCGTCTAGGCTCTTGATCCCAGCACTAGCGTTATAGGTTCGGCGCGAATGAGCGTGGTTATTATTGCGCTGCTCCCTACCACTGGCAAGCTGAGTAATTTCGGTCTTGCGCCCCGGACCACCACTGGCCCCGAAGGCCAGTGACAGCGGAAAATTGACATTGTGAAATCCGGTCATTTTATTGCTATCCTTATCTAAATATATTTCTGACCACTTGCGACAGCACGAGCCAGTGCACTGGAAATCTGGCCTTGCGAGCGTTTGAAACTCTGGGCATCCGTAGTCCCGTTGATGTTCATATTGACGGTCAGCGGTTTGCCGGATAACGGCTTACCAATGGAATTCACTGCGCCTTGCAAGGGGCCAATGAGCAATTCATTGATGGCAAGTCTCGCCAAATCACGGGTTATGGATTCAGCCAGAGCGTTGAATGAAAGCTCTCCACTCTTGGCCGCCTTATCCAGTGCACTCGCGATACGCTCTCCGGCGAGTTCAAAGGCGCGGGCTGTCTCCTCGGCGGCATCATTAGCAAAATCGCCAAGCGCATTAGCCGCATCATCTTGGGGTGTCATGGGATCTCCGTTTCAGGATCTGGATATTTCTGGGTGAGTGCGTCAAACTCAGAGCGGCGCATCGGCTTTGCTTCGGTGCTTTGGGTCAGCACACGCCAGTCATGGACGGACATTTGCCAGAACTCGGATGGCGTAAGGCCATACCGAATCACAGCCAATTTCAACCATGCGTTAAAAGGCCAAACGTCAGGCATGAATGTCTCCAAAAGCTGTTTCGATGACGCGGCAAAGTTCCGGCATAAGGGCCGCAATATCTGCATCTGAAAGCTCCGCTATTGAAGACTCTCTCAAGAATATATCCAGCAACGTGCGGCCATCAGCAGGCGACATTCCGAGCACCCGCGCGGCCAAATCTTTCGGTCCCGATATCCTGAAACGCGCATCCAATTCTGCGAGGTCGCCTAAGGTAAGGCGCAGTTTGTACGCTTTCCCTCCAATCACCGCACGGCCGTCGCCATATTGATAACTCATTCTGCGATGAACCCGATGGCCCCAGCACTCACCAAGGTCAGATCGAAACTCGCTTCGCCCTGATAGGTGCCAGCATAAGACAAGGCCGAAATCAGGAACGGACCTTCGATAACAAAAGTAAATAGATACGCCATGCTGAAAATGG